CATCCGTATTTACAGTTATTGTATTCTCTGTAACGGAAACAACCTTAGTACCAATAGGAAGTATATCCGATGATATAAAGTACTTAGTAACGTCTGCTGCAAGTGTTCCGGTAACTGTAAAATCCTGAGTTACATTCTTAAAAGTAGTGCGGTGGTTTACAGTATCAATATCATCCTTATCAAGATCACAAGTAAAGATATGCAGGTCTGCATCTTTTACTACCTTGTTTACAGTTATGTACTTCTTGTAAGTAGAGAAGTCATTGTAACGTGTGCCGTAACTGTCTGGGGCTGCGCTTCCCCATACCATCTGCGGCTTACTTGTGGATGCTGCAAAAAACAATCTGTTATTAAAAAATGAGCAGCAAGCAGGATATTTTGTAGCTTGTGTAAAAAGTCCTGTATCAATTTCCGGGTCTGTGCCAAAAACTACCCATTCCGCGCCTTCATATTTATAAAGTTTACCGTCTTTAACACACCAATAATCTATAATACCCTCGCTAAAGTATTTTACATAATCGGTAGATACTCCGTTTATAAGTCTCTTGTATGTAAAGTATACATTGCCATCATTATCTGTATGCTTTACTGGGAAGTTTTCACCGGTCGGTATCATTATATAATCAAAATCATCATCAAGTTCTACATCCGGCCAAAAGTCAAACTGCATTTCAGATCCGCTAAAGACTCCTGCTAAAACCTGAATAATATATGGCCTGTAATTGTTATGCGTAAATATAACTGTGTCATAGTTTTGTGCATACTGGATATTTCTAATATCTACTAAATTACTATAGGGAAGTCCTAAACTCTGAATAATAGTGTAACCACCTAAAACGCCTCTTTTCCATACGTTCATAAGTGATGGCTTACTACCTTCTGTCTGTGGGTCGTAGTTTGGATTTAATCCAAGCTCTAAAATATAAACGCTGTTTTTATCTACAATAAATGGAATAATACGGTTATTTCCACTAAGCGCTGCAAGCCTCTGTGTTCCGGGCCTTCTTTTTATTCCGCCTGTAGGCATAATATCAAAGTTCTCAATACGTGCTGCTCCCTGATAATACTGCTGTATATCAACGCGGCCGTTTAAGTTCTGGGAAAGTTCACCGGAAGCAAAATTAGTTATAAGCATGTTTCGCCTCCGTTTGTAAGTCCAAGCTGATCGGTCCACCATTTATTGCCTTTATGCTTGTTCTTTGCCTGTTCAGCACTGCGCTTCATAGCGCCATCTGCAATAAGCCGCGCTTCATTGTAAAGCATCTGGTATTTATCAGTGCCGCCGGTAAGCTTAAGCGCAATAGCTGCAGCAAGCTTACACTCGACATAAGCAGATAACTCTGGATCAAGCTGCGGCTGGCTGTAAAAGTTATAATCTTCTTCTACAATTACCTGTATCTTAATGTAATAAGTAGTACCCATTACATAGTTTTCAGCTTTAACATATTCATCGTTTTCGTTTTTAATATAGTAATTATCAATATCAGCCGGATCCGGCTCTGTAACTTCTTCAAACTCGTCTCTATAAACATAAGATCCCGTAAAATAATTACGGACATAAAGAATAACTATGTTATTAAAATCACAAAATATAAAGCCGCCTTCCACAATATAAGGCTGGCCATCATCAACGGAAATAACCTTAGCGCAATCCATAGGAAGCGGGTACATATAAGCATAGCCGGTAAGATTTACCTGTACTCTAATATAATAAGTTTCCTCATTATTAAAACTTTCTGCTTTATAGTATTTGTTATCTTCTTCATCAAATACATAGTATTTATCAAGATCAGCCTGCTTAGGTGTTAATACTTCTTCGTATTCGTAATTATCCATTGGTGTAAGCTGCGCTCGTTTTTTCTGGCTGGTCCAGTCATAAGATGATAACGCTTCTAATAGAGTCGCAAGATATGACTCCTTTACAACGCGTACACAGCTGCTCTCTGCGTCGCTCCATTCAGTGTCATTTATAGGCTCTTCACCGGCCTTTATAAACGCTCTCGCAACTAAGTTTCTGTCAATATTCATAACCTTACCAACCTTAACAAAATAAGGCACGGCACTATAAAGCACCGTGCCTTTTAACTACAGCTTTTTGAAATATACTGCTGGCGGATTAGCGTTAGATGGTAATTCTACCTCGCGGCCTTCGCGCCATAAGATGTTATCCCAATAGCAATCAGTTTCAATTCTGTATTTAACAGTTTTCACTGCCTTATCAGAATTAACCTGTACACTGTTAGCGGCCAGTGTACTTGTGCCGGCTTTTACTTCATCCATGCTTAAGCTCCCTGGTATACATCCAGTACAGCATCAAACTTACCTGCAGTGTGTGTGCCTGTAGTAACTGCTGCTACACGGATGTATCTGTAAGAAAAGTCTGGCGGTACTGCAACACTAAAGTGTGCATCTTTTGTAAGTGAAGCAGTTGCGATAGCAGGTGATGACTCTACAGTTACCCATGAAGAGTTATCAGCAGATCCCTGTACTACAAAAGTAGCATTAGTACCACCTGCAGCTGCTACAGTCTGGTGAATGTCAAAACGCATTCTATCTGGCTGTGCTTTTCCAAGATCCAAAACATTTGCAGTTGCAACTGTTCCAGCTGATCCAAAAGCGCTAGATTCTCCAAGGTGGAGACCTGCGTCAAAACGTGAAATAAGTGCCATAATCTTGTTCCTCCTTTTAATTACGAAACAAGTGTTTCATTCATAAGAATAGAAGGGCATTCACGGAAGCGTGCATTACCGATCTTAAGTACTTCATTTCCCCAAGGATCTTCTGCAGGAAGTACAATGTTGTTCTTGCTCAATGCAGCAACGTTCATCAAGCCCTTAATTTCTGCATTACATGCAATAGATACTGTTCCGGCTCCGCGTGCAAGATGTGGCATTGCCTTTACAATAGCAAGTGCAATATCTTCACCTACGTTAGAAGCGTTAGGGTTAATATTACAGATACGGATAACTGACATTTCATGGCCTACAGAAAGTCCGCGTGCAATGCGGTAGTGTGCGCGGTAAATCTCATACTGCTTACCACTTGATTCTGTTTTAGTCTGCTGGCCAAGCCATTCGTACTGTACACCGGCATTCTTAGCGCCGCGTGGATAGATAATACGTGCTTTATCCATTCCCCACTTGATAAGATATACAGAAGTCAAGCCAGTAGTAACTGTAGACTGCAATGAAATAACCTTCTTGCTTGCGCCGCTCTGAGTATCGTTAAGACGTACTGCAAAGCCGTTTGTATCGCGTTCATCTGCTTCATGGTTACCATAGATAAGACTGTCTGTAATATCCTGTGAAAGTCCCTCAATAAAAGCATTCTGCTCGCTCTGCAGGATTTCCTGTGGATGTGCTGACTCATCAATCATCTGTTTGTCAACTTCTGAGTAAATCTCGTAGTTAGCAATTACATCTTTAATAGTCTTTGTCTGTGAGCTTGCTTTTCCAACGCCTTCGTTATAGCCTCTAAGCTCTCCGTGTGGAATAGCTGTGCGTACAAGGTGAGTATCAACTGTACCCTCGTTAGCTTCTACGATAGGTGCATCAATAAGCAGTTCATTGTAAGCATTAAGCTGCTCAATGATTCTGCGGCTATCCGGGCTAAAGCCGGAACGTTTTGCTACTTCAAGTGAAGTAAGCTGGTCTGTTAAACTTAAAACAGCCATATTAAATCTCCTTATTTCTTCTTGAATGTATCACCAAAATCTAAAGTGCCGCCTTCTGCTATGGATTTATAGGTATCGGCTTTTCCCTTAGTGTTTCCTGGTGATCCTGCCTCGCTGCTCTGTTCACCAAGCAGCATAAACAACTTGACTACATCGTAGTCGCCAAGTAAACCTGCCTGCTGTAACTTACCTGCGAGTTTTTCTCCGCCATAGGCTGCAATTCCGCGTCTAAGCATTTCTATCTTTACCGGATAGTCTTTGCCATATTCTTTCTGCAGTGCTGCCTGTGTGTCCTTTGCCTGCGCATCAAAAGCTGCCTTCTGTGCTGCAATAGCATTATTTCCCATCTCATTAAGACTTTTATAAAAAGCCTTAGCCTGTTCATCGGTGAGATTATTTTCATAGGCTACTTTACGGAATAATTCAGCAGCTTCGCCTTCAATAGAGTATTTATCAGCCGATTCCGGCTTACCAAGTGCTCTATAAAATGCTTCTTTTTCCTCAGCGCTTGCATCGTCGCCAGGTTTCGTAATACTACTTCCCAGTTTCTTCTGCAGTTCTAAGTAATTATTAGCAAGGTCGCCGATCTTCTCGAACTTACTGAGCTGTTCAGCTTTTTCAGTATCAATATTACCAAGCTGTGCCATCCATGCCGGATGTTTTACCTCACTTGTGCTTTTTCCGTCTGCAGGTACATTACTTCCCGTACCGTTATCCCCACTATTTTCTGCAGGTTTTGGATCAGGTTTCTGGCTCTGCATTCCGCCCATTACATTTGCAATATCATTGTTTGCAGTCTCTCCTGCTGTCTGTGTAGAAGTTTGTGGCTCTGCCATTCGTTTCCTCCCATTTAGTGTTTATTACAATCAAACAATACGTTTGTCATCTGCTTGTAATTATCACACTTAAGTCTTTTAAAAATCATAAACTTTGCAAAATTATTTAATGCTACATCCGTATCTGTTATACATTCGTTGTAAAATCTCAGATCTTCCAGGATCTGGTGCAATACAATCCGGCCCTCATCGGTAGAAAATACACGCCGGAAGCATTCACTCATACGTTTGTCGCGTTCAATAATCTCTGCCTGCTGGGTATCTCCATCAAGAGTCCCCATAATTCTGTCATATTCTTTATCAGATGCCATTCATACCACCTGCAAGTTTTTCATTTATTTCCTGCATCATTGATCCCTGCTGCGGTGCTTCTCCCATCTTGTTAGCATTCTGCATAAGGGCCTGTACCATATTCTGCTGCTGCTGTTGTGCTGCAGCTTCCTGCTGTGCTTTAATACGATCTTCGCGTAGCTTACGTACATCATCATCCTCGCGGATGATATTTTGTGGCATTCCCATTCCTTCCATAGTACTTTTCATAAGCTCATCGCCGTCTAAGTAGTCTCCGGCATTAGGGAACATCTGTACAATAGGAGCTACAGCGCTAAGGGCCTGTACTGTGCCTCCCATCTGGTGGTATTTTTTCTGATTCTGTGCAAGTGGTCCTGTAAAGTCAATTTTAATAATTGCTTTCTGCTTTATAAGTGCCATAGGTGGCGGCGGCAACATTTGCGCATTCATAAGTAAATTAAATGATCTCTGGATGATCTTTGATAAGAAGTCATTAAGAGACACAATAAAAGTAGAAAGTGTTGCGGCTTTTTCTCCCTGCAG